AAAAGTTGATAAACCTGGTTTGTATGTTCTAACATTTGCTGTGCCCATTACAGTGTTTTCAATTGTGTCTTGTGTTTGTTCAATTGAGAAGTTTCTTAAGTTACCGATTGGATTTAAACCACCGATGCCCGCATCCGTATCGTTAAACTTAACAACTCCGTCATGACCTGTATATGTTGCCATTGTTTATTTCTCCTCGTCAATGTTGCCAAAATCTATGTTGATAGGATTACCATCATTAAATGGTGAATCCACTCTTATTTCTGCTTCAGCCTCGATCTTGGCTTTTTTAGCCTTGGCAGATTTTTTTTGAGACTGTGGTGCAGTAGTTGGTGTTTGACTCCAACCTTGCTCCAGCATCTCATTCACTTGTCGCATGTGCTGACAAATAAATTCTTTTCCGTCTTTATATACTATTCTCTTTGCCATAATTATAAAGTTCCTCGTGTGTATTTATATAGAACACGGAAGGTAATATCTATCCTTCCTAATGGATATACAGTGCCGTCATCCACTGCTACTTCAGTGACGAAACTGTTCATTGCTAATGAATTTCGTTTTCTATCTTGTTCTAATGCTTCTGATATTGCTTCAATCAATTCATTTCTTTGTGTGTCGATTGAATTGTTCACTGTGGTAGCAGATGACTCTGCTCTCACAAATCCTGTTATTGTGTAATCAATGGTGCCAAATCGCAATGTGTCTGTTTGCATGGTGGCATCTTCTCTTGATTCCGTGGTGGTCCTTACCATAATGGCTGGATACTGTGCTATAGATAGGTCTGTAGTGTTGATTGGGTTCCTTGATACCAACACAACACCAGGGGTAGTTATGCCCTGTAGATCAGTTACTATGTCTTCAGCAATTTGTTCTCTTACATTTGCCATTATCTAATCAATCTGTTGAAGTGTTCTGGTTGCTTTTCAGTGTTTTCCACAGTGCCTGATGCATCAAAATCGTATTCAACACCATCCTGTAGCACCAAGTCAAGTTCTTCTCTGAATCTGCCCTTGTAAAAGTCAATCATTTCTCTAAATCTGTCTCTTTCAACTCCGTGTTGTGTGAGTTGTGGTAGTATGTAGTAGGCCAGCACATGGAACACTGCCACACGAGTAAATTGTGCGGCTTGTAGTTTGGTGTTGTCCATTTCTAAATCTGTTGTTCTAAAATATGTAGATGCTGTTTGTGTTCTAGAAACACGAGGCCACCATTCGATACGAAGCAGTCTTTGAATATCTGCTGTGGTCTTGGCATGATATGCTGAAAAATCAATGATACCATACTCTTTGATTTGTGGTTCGTATTCTAATACATCTGTATCTGTTGAATAGTTACTCATCTGTTTCTCCTTGTGTTAGTATGGGCAGTTGCCTGCCCACACTCTGTTGTTTGCTCTTGCAATCAAGTATTACTGGATTGATGAGTCGTGGTTACATTCAACACCATAAGTGTCATGTAATTCACCAACACCGTATACTGCTGTTGCTACAATCTCAGTTGCTCTTAAACTCGCATCTCTTTGAGTTTCGATTTTTAGGTCTTGCATCATTGCTAAACCTAATGCATCTCTGTGGAATACAGCACCTTTGAAATCACCAGTTGTGCCTGGGAAGTTGCCGGATGTGTCTGCCATGTTAGATGTTTCATATACTGGAACACCTGCGATAGTTCCCACAAAACCTGATCTTAATGCTTCATTACCAACACCTGGGTTAGGGTTAGCAAATGTGTTTGTTAAGCCAGATTTTAGATCGAATGCTACCAATGGATGCACCACACAAGCAAGATCATCACCAGGAACACCATTTTTTCTTAATTGTGCTACTGCTTTGAAAATCTCTGCCGCCGTGAATGCAGTTGTGCCATCACCAACTTCTGTTGAGAAGCCATCAAATAATGCTGTTAAGTCTGTGTCAATTTTCTTTGCGATTGCTTCGCCGAATAATTTACCTAGGTCTCTCACAACATCTGATTCTGATACATTCTGTGCAAAGTCAGTTAGTGTAGTCATGATTCCAACTTCAGAAACAGTTAAATTTGCTACACCTGTAGAAATTGCTGTGTTTCCTAAATCAGTTGCTTCTGCAACTGCCGCCGCACTTACTGTTGGATAAATCGGCACTTGTATTGTTTTACCACTATTCATTGGCATTGTGTAATTTCTTACTATGCCTCTCATAATGGATCTTTCGTTTGCTACAAATAATGCTTCTGCCACCAATGGTGAAATTAAGTCATTAAGTGTAGTATTAGTTGATTCGTTTGCCATCGTAATTTTCTCCTCTTACTATTAAGCAAGTCCTGCCTTCTTGCGATATGAAGCATATGCTTCTCTATCACTGGGCTTGGACATATCTAGTTTACTAATGTCTAACTTTTCACCGCCGCCAGCATCACCTATTTTTGATGTTGTTCCACTACCTGATGGAGTAGCACTCACAAAGTGAGGATTTGCTGTTAAAAATTCTGTGACAAGTTGTGACACATTCATATGCTCTCCAGCATCGTTGTATCTCACCTGTCCTGTTTTCGGATCCACAATTTCAACATCACCTGCTTCATTCATTTGCACTTGATCCTTGAGCAGTTGTGAAACTTGCCCTGGATTAACTGCCTTGTGTTTGGAAGCAGTATCAAGTAATGAGCCATCTACCTTGATGGTTTTCACTTGATTAAGCAAAGATCCAATTTGTTCATCTTTTTTAGAAACTGTTTCTTTCAAAATCTGTTCAAATTCGCCTTTGGCTTTGAGTTTGTCTTGTCTCTCCTTTTCAGCCTTGGAAGATAATTCTGTGTAGTATTCTGGGTCAATGCCTTCATACTTCTTTTCAAACTTTCGTCTTTCTCTCGAAACACGGTCTGCCACAATCTTATCTAAGTCAGCCTGTGTAAAAGTCTTGTCCTCAGTCACAGTGTCTGTAGTTGCTGTTGCTTCTACTTCTGTGGTTGGAGCCTGAGTTTGCTCTGTGTTTTGTTCCATATCACTCATGTAAATCCTCCTTTAAAGTTATGAGTTTAACTGTCCAATCATTATGATTGTTTGTTATATTTATGCTGTTTCCTAATTGCTTCAAGTGTTTGTCTGCCCTGTTGAATAATTATAGGAATTGAGCACTGTTTGTTTTTGCCTTTGGTGTGATTTGGATGCATCCAAAAGCAAATGGTATTGGGCAATTCATCAAATTGATCAATTGTCCAAATTAGGTCATCCACATCTGATGAAACATCATAATAAATTATAGCCATGTGTGATCTTGTGTGCCATGTTTCATCGTGGTAAAATACTTTGGTATCTGAATATCTTGCGAATTTAATTTGGTTGTTGTGGTATGCCTCTAGGCTCCATGGGCATACATCTGAAATTGATTGGAAGTATTGCTCCCAATCAACCTCACGGTATCGTTCTTGGACTATCACTAGCCTCTAGATTTTTTACCTGATTTTTTTGATTTTTTCTTTTTGTCGTCTTTTTTCTTACGACTGATCATTGGTTTTTTAGCCATTGTCATCTCCTCCATTTTGATTATTGAAAAATCCAGATAATTCCGGATGTAGTTGAATAATTTGTTCATTGGTATACCCCTGCTCCACCATTTCTCTCAAATGTGCTACCAATCGGTCCACTGATTCTATAGTTGGGTGTTGCATTTCAGTTTGTAATGGTGCTGATGTTTGAACTTCACCAACTTCTTGCTGTTGTTCCATCACTTTCTCAAGAACATCTTCATCTTTGATTAATGCTTTAGCCAACATGATGTCAATCTGTTTCAACAATTCTGCATTCTCTGGTTTTGACTCTTTGGCTAATTTCAGCAGTGCAACTGTGTTTTCTTTGTCGTGTATATTGAATGAATCTGGATAATCAATAACACCATCAAATACTTTGCCCTGCCACATAGCCCACATTCTCCAAATGTGTTCTTCAGCAAGTTCTAGGTTGTCTGCTTTTTGTGATAATCTCGCATTCAATAACTCTCTTTCAGTTTGCATTGCAATACCTGAGAGTTGACGAGATACAGTTGATCTTACCCCACCCATGTTGGCCATTCTGTTGATGGAGTCAGTTTTCTCATTGAGAGATGATATAATCTGTGTTATACCACTACCACTGGGCTCCAATAGATATGGTTTCAGGTTGGGGTCCAAATCATCTGGTAAGTCTATAACCGAACCTGCACCTGCTGATGCTTGTGTGGAAGATGTTTTACATAGACTGGGATGATTGGAAACTCGCACTAATTGTTCAAGTTCTGAGAGTTCGTTGTATATGGCTCTCTGCATGTCAGCAATATCTGAAATGTCTGATATGCCCATGCCTTTGGTTTGTGTTCTACCAGCATACACTGGCACACAAGGAACTGCTCCAATTGGATTTGCTATAACATCAACGATGTTGGCTTTTTTATCCTTGGATGTTCTTGTGTATATTGTGGTCTCAGTAGCCGTGATTGTTCTGTAGTATGCGGCTTCTTCATCAATACCATCTAATATGGTAAGTGATGAAAGTGCATACACACCATTTGGTTTTCTCATGTATTGCCAATCGATCACATTTTCTGGTGTGATGATTGAAACATATGGTCTAATCTCTTGTTGTAATTCTTCTGCTCGTGTTGCCACCTGTGTGCTTGGTTTATCCACCATCACCCATACATGTCCATACACTGCTGAATATGTGGCACAATCTCTCATGAATGCAT